ACTGAAGTATCTCCAAAATCAGTAGTCATGGTTTCGGTTACTTTAGTACTTGTATTATTAGTAATGGCCATAAATGTACCACCTCTCATATTACTACCATCAATATTCATAATAATGTATTCTAAAGTAACACCTAAAGATACGTTAATATTATTAATACTATCTAAGATTGTAGTAGTTGAGTTAGCGGTTAACGTTACCTGATTTGATTGTAATTTAGCTTTTTCAAGAGTTAATGTATTACCATCAAATTGGAAATTAGATTCGCCTTGAATTAATCCTGAGGTTCCAGTAGCAGTTAATACATAATTATTTGTATTATTAAGTATTGTTGCTGCACCTGAAGTACCAGATGAACCACTTGTACCTGAACTTCCTGAAGTACCGCTTGAACCTGATGTACCTGAAGATCCAGTAGTACCTGATGATCCACTACCACCTGATGTACCTGCTGTACCAGTAGTACCTGCTGAACCTGAAGTTCCTGAAGTATCTGAAGAACCTGATGTACCTGCTGTACCCGAAGTACCAGATCCTCCTGTACCTGATGTAGCATCACCTGAACCAGATGTACCTGATGTACCTGTAGTACCTGCTGTACCACTTGAAGTTGAAGTACCTGATGAATTACTAGCTCCTGCTACTCCTGAAGTACCAGCTGTACCTGTTGTACCTGAAGAACCTGCTGTACCTGAGGTTGATGAAGTACCTGAACTATTAGCGTTTCCACTAACACCCGAAGTACCACCAGTACCTGCAGAACCTGCTGTACCCGAAGAACCTGAAGTACCTGAGCTACCAGATGTACCGTGTGATCCTGTAGTGCCTGAAGTATCACTTGTACCTGAAGTACCTGCAGAACCTGCAGTACCTGAAGAACCAGATGTACCATTTGAACCTGATGTACCACTTGAACCGGATGTACCTGAAGTATCACTTGAACCTGAGGTACCAGATGAACCTGCAGTACCTGAAGAACCTGAAGTACCATTTGAACCGCTTGTTCCTGAAGAACCTGCTGTTCCTGAAGTGCTTGATCCACCTGAAGTACCTGAACTACCGCTTGTACCTGCTGTACCAGAAGTTGCTGAATTTACATCACCTGAAGTACCTGAAGTACCTGCTGAACCTGTTGTACCACTTGTATCTGAAGTACCTGATGAACCGGCTGTACCTACTGTACCACTTGTTTTACTGTCTCCAGTTGTACCTGAAGTACCAGCTGAACCTGAAGTTCCTGAAGTATCACTTGTACCTGATGAACCAGCTGTACCCGCAGTTCCTGACGTTCCATCTGAACCTGTTGTACCGCTTGAACCTGCTGTACCAGAGGTTGAAGATCCACCTGAAGTACCCGAGCTTCCTGAAGTACCGGCTGTACCTGATGTTGCAGAAGCTACATCACCACTTGTACCTGAAGTACCGGCTGAACCCGTAGTACCTGAAGTATCTGAAGTACCGCTTGAACCCGCTGTACCTGCTGTACCACTTGTTTTACTATCTCCAGTTGAACCTGAAGTACCGGCTGAACCTGAAGTTCCACTTGTATCAGAAGTACCTGAACTACCTGCTGTACCAGCTGTACCTGAAGTGCCATCTGAACCACTTGTTCCTGAAGAACCTGCAGTTCCTGAAGTGCTTGATTCGCCTGATGTACCTGAAGTACCGCTTACACCTACTGTACCTGATGTTGCGCTTTCATTATCGCCTGAAGTACCTGAAGTACCAGCACTACCAGTTGTACCACTTGTATCTGAAGTACCTGATGATCCTGCTGTACCTACTGTACCGGAAGTTTTACTGTCACCTGTTGAACCAGAAGTACCAGCTGAACCTGAAGTTCCACTTGTATCGGAAGTACCACTTGAACCTGCAGTTCCTGCTGTACCTGAAGTTCCGTCCGAACCTGAAGTTCCTGAAGAACCTGCAGTTCCTGAAGTTGAGCTATCACCTGAAGTACCAGAAGTACCAGAAACACCGGCTGTACCTGATGTTGAGCTTTCGTTATCGCCTGAAGTACCTGAAGTACCGGCACTACCTGTAGTACCTGAAGTATCAGATGTACCTGAACTACCTGAAGTACCTACTGAGCCTGATGTACCATCCGAACCTGAAGTACCTGAAGAGCCAGCTGTACCTGAGGTACCTGATGTATCACTTGTACCACTTGAACCAGCTGTACCAACTGTACCGCTTGTACCATCTGAACCAGTTGTACCTGAAGAACCTGCAGTTCCTGAAGTGCTTGATCCGCCTGAAGTACCTGAGCTTCCTGAAGTACCTGCTGTACCTGAAGTTGCACTTGATACATCACCTGAAGTACCTGAAGTACCAGCACTACCTGTTGTACCTGAAGTATCACTTGTACCTGATGAACCTGAAGTACCTACTGTACCGGAAGTTTTACTGTCACCTGTTGAACCAGAAGTACCAGCTGAACCTGAAGTTCCTGAAGTATCACTTGTTCCTGAAGAACCTGCTGTACCAACTGTACCTGAAGTTCCATCTGAACCTGAAGTACCTGAAGAACCGGCTGTTCCTGAAGTTGAGCTATCTGCGGAACTACCAGAAGTTCCTGAAACACCTGCTGTACCGGAAGTTGCTGAAGCGTTATCACCTGAAGTACCTGATGTACCGGCTGAACCAGTTGTACCTGAGGTGTCACTTGTTCCTGAGCTACCTGCTGTACCTACAGTACCTGAGGTTTGACTGTCACCCGTTGTACCCGAAGTACCTGCTGAACCTGAAGTTCCTGAAGTATCGGATGTACCTGAGCTACCAGCTGTTCCTGCAGAACCTGAAGTTCCGTCCGAACCTGAAGTACCTGAACTACCGGCAGTTCCTGAAGTTGAACTATCTGCTGAAGTACCTGAAGTACCAGAAACACCTGCTGTACCAGAAGTTGCTGAAGCATTGTCTCCTGAAGTACCTGATGTACCTGCACTACCTGTAGTACCTGAAGTATCACTTGTACCACTTGAACCTGAAGTACCTACTGTACCGGAAGTTTTACTGTCACCTGTTGAACCAGAAGTACCAGCTGAACCTGAAGTTCCTGAAGTATCACTTGTTCCTGATGAACCCGAAGTACCTACTGAGCCTGAAGTTCCGTCGGAACCGGAAGTACCTGAAGAACCTGCAGTTCCTGAAGTTGAGCTATCACCTGAAGTACCTGAAGTACCGCTTACACCGGCTGTACCTGAAGTTGAACTTTCGTTATCACCACTTGTACCAGAAGTACCTGCTGAACCAGTTGTACCTGAAGTATCCGAAGTGCCTGATGAACCTGAAGTACCTACTGAGCCTGAAGTTCCGTCCGAACCTGAAGTACCTGATGAACCGGCTGTGCCTGAGGTACCTGAAGTATCACTTGTACCCGAACTACCAGCAGTACCAACTGTACCTGAAGTTCCGTCCGATCCAGAAGTACCTGAGCTACCAGCTGTACCTGATGTACTTGAGTCTGCTGATGTACCTGAAGTACCGCTTACACCTGCTGTACCTGAAGTTGCCGAAGCATTGTCTCCACTTGTACCTGATGTACCCGCACTACCTGTTGTTCCTGAAGTATCTGAAGTACCACTAGAACCTGAAGTACCTACTGAACCTGATGTACCATCATCTCCTGTAGTACCAGATGAACCTGCTGTACCTGAAGTACCACTTGTATCGGATGTACCTGAACTACCAGCTGTACCTACAGTTCCTGAAGTACCATCTGAACCACTTGTTCCTGAAGAACCGGCGGTTCCTGAAGTACTTGATTCACCTGATGTTCCTGAAGTTCCACTTACACCATTTGTACCTGAAGTTGCTGATTCATTATCGCCTGAAGTACCTGAAGTACCGGCAGAACCTGTTGTACCTGAAGTATCACTTGTACCTGAAGAACCAGCTGTACCTACTGTACCTGAAGTACCATCATCACCTGAAGTACCTGAACTACCGTTTGTACCTGATGTGCCACTTGTATCTGAAGTTCCTGATGAACCTGCTGTACCAACTGTACCACTTGTGCCATCTGAACCTGTAGTACCGCTTGAACCTGCAGTTCCTGAAGTACTTGAATCAGCTGAAGTACCTGAAGTTCCGCTTACGCCTGCAGTACCTGAAGTAGCACTTTCGTTATCGCCTGAAGTACCACTTGTACCAGCTGAACCTGTTGTACCACTTGTATCTGAAGTACCGCTTGAACCACTGGTACCTACTGAGCCTGAAGTACCATCGTCACCAGTTGTACCTGATGAACCTGCGGTACCTGAAGTACCCGAGGTATCACTTGTACCACTTGAACCAGCTGTACCTACCGTACCTGAAGTTCCATCTGAACCTGAAGTACCTGAAGAACCGGCTGTTCCTGAAGTACTTGAATCAGCTGAAGTACCTGAAGTTCCGCTTACGCCTGCAGTACCTGAAGTAGCACTTTCGTTATCACCACTTGTACCTGAGGTACCAGCTGAACCTGTAGTACCTGAAGTATCTGAAGTACCGCTCGAGCCACTGGTACCTATAGTACCTGAGGTACCATCTTCTCCAGTTGTACCTGAAGAACCTGATGTACCAGCTGTACCTGAAGTATCACTTGTACCGGATGAGCCTGCTGTACCAACTGTACCAGCTGTACCATCTGAACCCGTTGTACCTGAAGAACCAGCTGTTCCGGAAGTTGAACTATCTGCTGAGGTACCTGAAGTACCACTTACACCGGCTGTACCTGATGTTGAGCTTTCGTTATCGCCTGAAGTACCACTTGTACCAGCTGAACCTGTTGTACCTGAGGTGTCACTTGTACCTGAGGTTCCTGATTCACCAGCTGTTCCAGATGTACCATTATTTCCATTTGTACCACTAGTTCCATCGTTACCAGTTGTACCTGAAGTATCGCTTGTACCACTAGTTCCTGATCCCCCAGCTGTACCTGAAGAACCACCTGTACCTGCTGTACCTGAAGTTTCATCATCACCTGATGTACCTGAAGAACCAGCTGTTCCTGAGGTACTTGAATCACCTGAAGTACCTGAAGTACCACTTATACCGTTTGTACCAGATGTTGCGCTATCGTTATCGCCTGAAGTACCTGAGGTACCGGCTGAACCTGTTGTACCTGAGGTATCAGATGTACCTGCGGTTCCTGATTCACCAGCTGTACCTGAAGTACCATCATTTCCTGTTGTACCTGAAGAGCCTGATGAACCTGCAGTACCTGAAGTATCACTTGTACCTGCTGTACCACTTTCACCTGCTGTACCACTTGAACCTCCTGTACCTGATGTACCTGAAGTTTCGTTATCACCTGAAGTACCAGAGCTACCTGCTGTACCTGAAGTTGAACTTTCGCCTGATGTTCCAGAAGTACCACTTTCACCTGCTGTTCCTGAAGTTGCTGATGCGTTATCTCCTGAAGTACCTGAGGTACCGGCTGAACCTGTTGTACCACTTGTATCTGAAGTACCAGCTGTACCTGAATTTCCTGCTGTACCAGAAGTACCATCGTCTCCTGTTGTACCTGAAGATCCATCTGCTCCAGAAGTACCTGAAGTATCTGAAGTTCCTGATGTACCTGAGTCTCCTGCTGTACCTGATGAGCCTCCTGTACCAGCTGTACCTGAAGTTTCGTTATCGCCTGAGGTTCCTGAAGATCCTGCAGTTCCTGAAGTTGAGCTATCACCTGAAGTACCTGAAGTACCACTTATACCGTTTGTACCTGAAGTAGAGCTTTCGTTGTCTCCTGAGGTACCTGAAGTACCAGCACTACCTGCTGTACCAGAGGTGTCACTTGTACCTGAAGTACCTGATGCTCCTACTGTACCAGAAGTACCATCGTCTCCTGTTGTACCTGAAGATCCATCTGCTCCAGAAGTACCTGAAGTTTCGCTTGTACCTGCAGTTCCTGAATCGCCAGCTGTACCTGAAGTGCCATCTTCACCTGTTGTACCCGAAGTACCTGAAGAGCCTGCTGTACCTGAAGTGCTAGAATCACCTGAAGTACCTGAAGTACCTGAATTACCTTGGGTACCTGAGGTAGCACTTTCGTTATCACCTGAGGTACCTGAACTACCTGCTGTACCTGTTGTACCACTTGTATCGGATGTACCAGATGTTCCTGATTCTCCTGCTGTGCCTGAAGAACCATCGTCTCCTGTTGTACCTGAAGTTCCATCATTACCTGCTGTACCTGAAGTTTCGCTTGTACCTGAGGTTCCTGAATCACCAGCTGTACCTGAGGTTCCATCTTCACCTGTTGTACCTGAAGTACCAGATGAACCAGCTGTTCCTGATGTTGAACTATCACCTGAAGTACCTGAAGTACCTGATTCTCCGTTTGTACCTGAAGTAGCGCTTTCGTTGTCGCCTGATGTACCAGAAGTACCTGCAGAACCTGCTGTACCTGAGGTATCACTTGTACCTGAAGTACCGGATTCACCTGCTGTACCACTTGTGCCGTCATCACCAGTTGTACCTGAAGTTCCATCATTACCTGCTGTACCTGAAGTTTCGCTTGTACCTGAGGTTCCTGAATCACCAGCTGTACCACTTGTGCCGTCATCACCAGTTGTACCTGAAGTACCTGAAGAACCGGCGGTTCCTGAAGTGCTAGAATCACCTGAAGTACCTGAAGTACCTGATTCTCCGTTTGTACCTGAAGTGGAGCTTTCATTGTCGCCTGATGTACCAGAAGTACCGGCTGAACCTGTTGTACCTGAGGTATCACTTGTACCTGAAGTACCTGAATTTCCTGCAGTACCTGAACTGCCATCATCTCCTGTTGTACCTGAACTGCCTGCTGTACCTGCTGTACCTGAAGTATCACTTGTACCTGATGAGCCTGAAGTACCTACTGTACCCGCAGTACCGTCTGAACCACTTGTTCCTGATGAACCAGCAGTACCGGATGTTGAACTATCAGCTGAAGTACCTGAAGTACCACTTACTCCATTTGTACCTGAAGTGGCACTATCAGCATCACCCGAAGTACCTGAAGTACCGGCTGAACCAGTTGTACCTGAGGTGTCACTTGTACCTGAGGTACCTGAATTTCCTGCAGTACCTGTTGTACCGTCACTACCATTTGTACCGGCAGTACCTGAAGTACCTCCTGAAGTACCTGAAGTATCGCTAGTGCCAGCTGTACCTGAAGAACCTGCTGTACCTGTAGTACCTGAAGTACCATCAGTACCATTACCTGAAGTACCTGAGCTACCATCTGTACCTGATGTACCTGAAGCAGCAGCTGTACCTGAAGTACCAGATGTACTTGTATCTCCTATAGTTACTAAAACACCGTTTGAACCTGATGCTTCAACTGTAACTCCTGAACCTGTAAAGTGGATTGAAGTAGTTTGAGTTTCTACTACTGATCCTGTATATACTATTTCTAAATCGCTACCACCACCAGCGGCTTCAATCATTAAGAGATAAGGTGGGGTACCTGATACACTCCATAGTCCTGAACCACTGGCTGATGTTACCCAACTACCTTGAAGTAGGATATCACCACCATCTGTTCTCCCTAAAGTTAAATATTGTTCTAGAGCAGGAGCACTAAATTGTCCTGTAGGTAAACCTGTACCTGAACCATTACCTACTGTTGCTGTGCCCGCAGCATCATTAGCTATATTATTTATTTCTAATGTACCAGCGCCGGTATTAGTGATAGTAAGAATGTGGGGTATTGATGAAGTATCAACGGTTGCTACTACACCAGCTCCGGCAGCAGTAGCAGCGGCATTAATATCATCTTTAATTTGAGTAGCAGATGCTGCAGGATAGACACTAGCGGCTATAAAATCTGCTGTTGTAGGGTGAACTTCAAAATCAACCCCACTTGCAGTAATTGCAAATTTGCCTGGAGCTGAAGGGTATGAACCAGTTCCACCTGAAGTATCTAATACTATAAAGGTTTCACTATCTACACCTGTATATGCTAATGTGCCTGCACTACCTCCAGAACCAGCTGATCCTAAAGTTTGAGCTGAGGCAAATCCACCACCTTGTTCATTAATACCTGCTGTTACATAAGTTGTAGAAGTATAAGTATTAATAGAACTTGTAATCTGTCCTAGATTTAATACTCCTGAACTTTGAGGGATTACTTCAATATTGTTGATTATAAGGTTATAAGAACCTTGATCAAATGTAGTTCCGTCTACACTACCTGTAACTGAAGCTACTACTGGGAGGCTTAATTGGAAGAATTTAGGATCACCAAAATCACTACTTGTAGTATAAGCACCACTACCACTTAAATACCAAGTTGAACCAATTTCACCCGTTACTAAATTTTCAGGAGTTGAAAAATTAGTTATAATTTTATTTACAGGACGTACATTAATATTATTACCACCGTAAATGTCAGAAACAACACCTACTACTGTATCTCCATCTTGGGCCTGGACTAATCTGTAAGGGGTTACAGGAGTACCTGATACTGAACCTGTAATTGTTACTAAATCTCCAATTTCTATACTACCTGTAATATCTGGGTAGAAAGTAAATCTTTGGAATGGTTCGTATACGTTAAAATAAGTTTGAATAGCATTAGCTGCTGTAGTATTAGAGAATGAATCTAATTTGTTTATAGCCCATGTAGGTTGAGAATCATCACTAACCTCAAATATAAATACACCAGTACCATCTCCTACAGAGTTAACCCTATCACCACGAGTTTTAGCTACAGCCATACCTACATCTTCAATAGAACATGAAATGTAGGTATCAGATTTTTCTGTAATTTCTGTGATTTGGAATATACGAGCACCATCTGTAGTAGACATCCAGTCTCCTACTTTAACATCTATACCTGTGTATTGACCTCCAACTAGAAGACCTAAAGAGTCTCTAACACTAGCATCACCTACAACTTGAGAAGTTATTGATGATATTACAACGTCATATGATATATACTTGTCAGCACCATTAGGTCCTAAACCAGTTTCATCGTTTATCCCATATTTATCTTTACCTTGAGCATTACCTGATATGGTACCTACTAGCGATAAAGGGGGTTGTTCCGGATTATATTCGGCCATTATATTTTAGTTATTACTTTAATAAAATAATTTAAGTAATAGTTGTTTTTCACTTCCAAACAGACTAGTCAACGATAAATATTAAAAAAAGCCCCTCAAGTGAGGGGCTCTTAAAAAATATTTAAAATGTTTTTTATACAAATGAGAAAACTAAATAACAATGGATATAAACTGCTGGTAAGCCTTTTTTAACACCACCATAATTAGCTGGGGTAAGGTCAAATTTTAATTCGTTACTACTAAATGAAGTAAAGAAGTTATTTGCTGCTTGGTTACTACTAATTGTAGAAGTAAACCCTTGACCAACTTCATATCCAACACTACCTAAACCAAAGGTTGAAACTGCATATTTATCTGTATTAGCATTGTAATAATAAGCTGTTACTTGAGTTGGTGGTGTCGTTTCTGAAGGGAAAGCAAATACTACATCATTAGTAGCATTAACAGTAATATTCATAGTATTACTACTAAAGTTTCCTGAAGTAATCTGTCCTGTGTTACCTGAAGTAGTAGCGTCACTATTACCATCAAAATCAACTCTAAAGGCATAAGCTACACCTCCACCACCTCCACCTCCGGCACCTGAAGTACCTGATGTACCGGCAGCACCTTGAGCGCCTGAAGTACCTGATGTACCTTCACCTGAAGTACCAGATGTACCAGCGCCTCCTGTACCTGAAGTACCTGCTGCGCCTGAAGTACCTGAAGTGCCAGCACCTCCTGTACCTGAAGTACCTGCTGCACCTGAAGTACCTGAAGTACCATCTCCTGAAGTACCTGAAGAGCCTGAAGTACCACCTGTACCGGTTTCACCTTGGGTACCTGAAGTACCGCCTGTACCGGTTTCACCTTGGGTACCTGATGTACCAGAAGTACCATCACCTGAAGTACCTGATGAACCCGATGTACCGCCTGTACCTGTTTCACCTTGGGTACCTGAAGTACCAGATGTACCATCTCCTGATGTACCTGAAGTTCCATTACCTGAAGTTCCAGATGTACCATCATCGCCTGAAGTTCCAGATGTACCATTACCTGCTGTACCTGAAGTACCTGAGTTACCATCTGTACCTGAAGTACCGTCTGCTCCTGAGTTACCATCTGTACCTGAAGTACCGTCTGCTCCTGAGTTACCATCTGTACCTGAAGTGCCAGAATCGCCGTCCGTACCAGAAGTACCATCTCCACCTCCAGCACCATTAGTACCTGAAGTACCATTTATTCCTGAAGTACCTGAAGTACCATCTACACCTGATGTTCCTGAAGTACCTGAATCTCCTGAACCTGTACCTGATGTACCTGAAGTTCCAGCTTCACCTGAAGTTCCAGAGGTACCTGAATCGCCTGATCCAGTACCTGAAGTACCTGAAGTACCGTCTGCACCGTCTGCACCTGAAGTACCTGAAGTGCCATCTCCTGAGGTGCCTGATGTACCCGAGCCACTACCACTACCTCCAGTACCCGAAGTACCTGAGGTTGATGATCCTCCTGTACCACCTGTGTCTACGGGAGCAATAGTACCATCAGAAAATTTATAATATAATTTACCACTGTCGGCACTATTAGAAAAGACAGCAACAACCCCTGATTGTGGGGTTTCAATGCCTGAGGTGCCTGAATTTGCAATATTAATTTGAGCCACTTGTACGTACGTTTATATATAAATATTATATTTTTTAGTTAAATTGTGAAAATATCTCCAATTTCCAAAATACCATTTATATTGATTACACCTTCGTTAACAAATTTACTTTCCATTCTAAGTAAACCATGAGAATAAACAGTTACACCACCTATTTCTACACCTATACCTGAAGCGATGTTAATTACTCCTTGGTTGTATACTTCATAAGCGTATGAGTTTTGGTTAGTAGGTACAGTTTTAATTTCCCCAGGGAATACTACTCTAGGGAAAGTTGAACCTACTAATTGATTAGAACTAGCAAACGAAGTTACTTGAACATTATCTAAAAATCTTACATTACTCATCTGCGTTTATTCTTTTACGAGTATTAACATTTTCACTTAATCTGTCTCTAACAGCACTAGAACCGTCAACGGCTGGGGCTATTTGAGGATTAGGATTGAATATTTCAGGATTTGAAGTAGTTTCCATTGAAAATATAATTTTTGATTTCTCATTATATTTTTTAATAGAACTTAAATCCTTTTGTATTACATCCGGTATTATATACCCATACATATTGATGTTAAAGTTACTCCTAACTACTCTTTCTTGTCCTTGTGCTAGCTGATTAGCATTTGTAAATCCATCGATCATAGCTTTAAATTTAAAGCGTTCTGGGTCTCCCCAATATGAATCTGATGCGTAGTTAATGGCTTCAACTATTTTATTTAGTTGATCCATATAATAAGTTTGAATAATAACACTATATTGAAGGGTTACATAATCAGGAACAACGTTAGCAACAAATTGTTTTGTTTGTATTCTATTATTTAATACATTAAAATTAGAGTAGAAATTCTTAGGGTTATATTGCTTTTGCCAAGAAGTATATAAATTAGGAAAATTTGAATCTAATTTATTGGCAATACTTCTATTTTTAGTAATACCATCTCGTTTAATTACGATAATAGGCATCATAATGGCTCCGTTCTTATCACGGTAAAAACCGTCTTTTTGAAAGTTATTCCATCTTTCAGGATTACCATATATAATAGGTACAGGAATCCTTTCGTCGTTTTGAATAACGAAAGGTTTAATTACATTATTAAAATAATAAAATATAGATTCATCTATATCTTCTAAACCTACTGTAAATTGTTTGTATGTATCTCCTTTTTGAGATAATTTTTCAGAACGGTTAAAAGGAATACCAGCCTGATTAATGTCAGGGTGTTGGGAATATTGGTCAGGGTCGTTTGGGTTACCTACAGTAGGATCGTAGGCAGTTTGAAGCCCTACACTAATTTCCTTTTGGGATTTTGGTACTGGTTTTCTTCCTTGTTTAGCCATTACATTCTTTCTTTAAATGGTGATAATGCTAATTTATCAGCTGGTACATAATGTGTATTACAAATAATTGAAATACTTGAACCAAAATTAGCTAAATCAGTTTCATTTAATACGTTGTTACCATTATCATCTTTATAGTCGTAAGCTGGGTTTTTACCTACAAAGTATTGATTAGCGTTTGTACTATCTACTTCGTAATAACCTTGGTCATACATGATAATATCTCCTACTTCAGGGACTAAATTAGCTCCATATGTGTTAGCAAATTGCCAATCTTTGTTAAAATCTTTGTTACGATCTAATAAATCGTCTCTTAAAAATTTAAAGGTAATACCCCAAGTAAAATTAACACCTAAATCACTTTCGGGATATTCTTGATCTCTACGTTCGATTAAAGCATTTAATAGTATAGGAGGATGATAGTATTTTCCACCTGATGCTTCACCATAGATGTTAACTTTAGTTTCGCCTAAGTCAAATTTATAGTAAACACATTGTTGTGAGATAATATTAGCCATTAACTCACGGTTAATGTGTCTAAAAAAACTTATATCTCTTGCCTCTCCGTATAATGCCATTACCCTACAAATATAGTCATTGGTACATTATCTAATTCACTTCTACGAGCATCAGATTCTGCTGCTCTTCTTTCTAATAAAGATTGACGTGAAGTTTGATCAAAATATTCTCTTAATTTAGCAATTAAAGCTTCTTTATCAGCATTGGATGAGGCTAATAGATCTGATTGGTTTAAGGTTACTTCTGCTCCTGGGATGGGTACTGTACCATATTTTCCACGGATATAGCCTAACATTTCTTTACATAAAGCTAATGTATATTCAAAAATCCAACTTCTACCTACAGAATTAATTCTTGAGTAGACTGGGTTTCTGTATGGCATTTGGGAGACGTTGTTTACTTTACCTTCTCCACCTACTACAGAATTAGCTAATTTTTCTGATTTTAGATCATATTGGAACCAGATAGTGCTTCTATAAGCATCATCATCATTGTTAGGGATTGGGAAAACTCTAAGTCTATTATTAATTAATTCAAATGTATAGTTAGAAAATAAAATATCTCTATACATTTCAACTTGTTGAATAGCTTGTAAATCATAGCTTAAAGGCATCATTAAGAAACTGTTAGCACCGTAAGCAGTATAACCAGCAGCATCTCCAAACATAGCAATAGCTGTACCTTCGTATCCCATACCGCCATAAAATTGATATGAAGCTGGGATTGGTTGGTAGAAAATTTTTCTAATTTCTAAATCACTTCCTGTAATGCCTTGTGTTGCTGCCCAATCGTTTAAATCATAATCTTGAACTCCTGGGATTAAGTCTATTGAACCACTATACCAGTTAACATTACCCCCAACACCGGCTTCTGTTCCGTATTGTTGTGATAATCTAATTACGTTTTCTAAATTAGGAGTTACAATTTGGTTATCTAAATCAGTTGTAGAATCAGCATAATTATGATTTGAACCTTCTAAAGATAAGTAATCTTCTCTTTGTTTATAAGCATATAATTCATTACCATATACTGTGATGGCTTCTTCAAATGCTGTAAAAAATGAGCCTGAGGATAATTCTACGTTTTCAATAGGGTATCCTAAACGTACAGCACAAAATTTAGTTACTTTAAGAATATCAGCTTGAAATTCTACATCCCAATCATAGAAACCAAAAGGTGTTAATACACCAGTTCCAGGAGTAAATGTAGGTGAACCATCGTATATTGCAATATTAGCCATAATTTATTAAGTTGTTGCTATAAAATATTCAATTTTAGCATTACTACCTGAAGGTGAAACTAAAATTGAAGAAATATCATCATAAGTAAAGTCTGTTACGCTTCCTGTAATTTCACTTGTAGAAAGCATAAATGTACCTTTAGCTGCTATATTAAAGTTTAATTCTTCAGTTGATGAAGATACTTTTAAATTAACAGTGGCTGTTGTAGAATAATTACTAATACGAGCATATTTTAAACTACTAGTAACAAACGTACCTTCAGCATTAGCATCAGCTAAAGCAAATATAGTAGTATCTGAGCCTGAAGGGGCATTTAAGATTCTATTATCAATATATCCAATATCAGAAAGAGTAAGGTTATAATCCGTACCACGTTCAGTACCTTCAAGGATAATTCTTTCTTTAATTAAAAGGGTTAAGTCAGCCATTATGATGTTTTAGTTATAAATATTAAAAAATTTTGGCTTATTTACGTTTTCCACTAGAACCAGAAGTACCTAATGTAATACCTTGTTCTTGAGCTTCTTCGTATAAATTAATTAAATCTTCTACAATTGGATCTCTATGGTTAGTTTTAAGAGAAATAGCACACATATTTTTTATTTTACGTGCTGCTGAGTATAGGAATCTAAATCCAGAGTCTTTTTTAGATTTTAAATCTACTTGGTGATCATCACCACATACTATCATTTTAGAACGGATACCCAAACGGGTTACAATCATTTCCATTTGCTCATGTGTAACGTTTTGAGCTTCATCTACGATAACCACGCTATCAAGAAAAGTTCTACCACGCATAAAACTAACAGGAACGATTTCGATTTTTCCTTCTTGTATAAGAGATTCGATTTTGACTTTATCATATAACGCATACATATTTTGATATATAGGCTGGACCCATGGGTCCATTTTTTCGCGGAGGTCACCCGGTAAAAAACCGATTTCCTCCTTACTCACCGTAGGTCGTGTAATTATAATTTTTTCGCACTCTTTCATGAATAGTTTTTCAAGTGCTATTTGACATGCTAAAAATGTCTTTCCTGAACCTGCTGAACCGGCTAATAGTGTAACTGTGTTTTCTAGAATTTTTGCTTTTGCTTCTTTTTGTTCGTCATTTAGTGAAATTTTGAATTTAATTGGGTTTTTAGGCCTTCTCTTTTGTTGGAAGACCTCATCAGTGTGATGATTTGAAGCCATAAAATAAGAACTTTAGTTGTTTATTATACATATGAAAAAAAGCCCCGCTTTCGCGGGGCTTCTTAAACATATAATCTAAGATTTAGATTAAAGAGTGTTTAATCCAGAAACGTAGATCTTACCGTAGAATTCAGGACGTAACATCTTCTTAGCGTAGCGTGTTAAGAGACCTTTTCTAGGTACGAATGTATCAGGATCGTATACAAGAGGAGTCATGATTAAAGGAATGTATGGAGCAAATACAGCACCAGCCTCTAAGAATTGTGAACCTCTGTAACCTAACAAGATAGTGTTTTCTTTCATGTATGGGTTTTTGTATACTCTGTAGCGACCGTTTAATTGGCCAGCTTTCTGGATACCGAAAGCGTATTCCATTTTCTCAGCGTCGCTGTTGTCAGCTGCGAATCCAGGAATAGACTCAAGGATAGTAGATACTGTAGGAGAAACTACCATGAAGTTAGCACCACCACGAAGAGTTAATCTGTGGATCTCGTTGCTTAACTTGTTAACCTTGGTACCAAGAGTTTGGAACCACTGACCTTGAGTGTTGTAGAATCCACCACCACCGGCAGCTTTCTGAGTGAAATCATCACCAGAAACATAGAATTCATTACCGTTAGCTGACCAGTACTCAGTACCAGCTGCAGCATCAGAAATTAACATACCTAAGATCTCAGAGTCGATTTCTAAAGAAATGTACTCAGAAAGGATGTTAGTTACTTCAGCTTCAGCGTCTAATGCTTGGTAAGCATTTAAGTCCTGAGCGAATTCTGGAGTCCATACAGCCTTAAGCTTTCTTGTCTTAGCAACAAGGGCTTGAGAACGCATTTGGATATTGATCTCAGGGATAGCAGCTGTGTTTTGGAAATCACCTAAAGTATTGTCGTTAGGAACAATAGAGTAGTATAAAGTAGCAGCAGCAGCACCACCTACAGTACCGGCAGCACCTGAAACGAACATTACTAAGTTAGTAGCGTCTTGGTAGTTGTAAGCGTTTACTTGAGAAACAACAGCTGAACCAGAAACAGCAGCAAAGCCTCTAACAGCATCACCGTCAGCAGCACCATTACCAGCAGCAGTTACGTTAGCTTTAGTCATGGTTACTTTAACGATTTCATTAGCGGCAGCTGAAGCAGAAAGGTCTGAATCAAAACCTACATCCTTCCAAGATGCAGTAGCGAAAGTAGCTGCGATATTTGCAGATTGTGAGTTAAGAGAGAAACCAAATCTACCAGGACCGTAAAGACCGTTACCAGCAGCACCATCAGTTTGGAATGGGTATGCGCCAGTGTTCTTAGTACCGTAAAGTGAATCACCAGAAGTGAAATCTTCAGGAGTAGTACCTGTAGCAGAGTTCTTAGTTGAACCGTACTGGAAATCTAAGTAGAATACAAGACCTGAAGGTAAGTTCATAGGCTGTACAGAAACGAATTCTTTAGCAGCGATTTGACCAAATACCTTACGTACTAAAGGTAAAGCAATACCAGCCCACTGAGCACCAGCACCAGCTTGAGTATTGAATGAGTTACCAACAGGAACAGCAGGTGTACCGTCGGCAGAGATTTCAGTTACTAATTGCTTAGCCTGATTCTCGAGGATCATAGACATGCTGTTTACTTCGTTCTCATTTCTAAGACCTTCAAGTAAGCCTGTCTTCTCCCATTTAGCAGCTAACTTAGCAGCGTCGCTTTGAAGGTTCTTCCATGAACCAGCTGCTTCAGTTAAAAGAGAATTTAATTGTGACATTTGTTTACAATTTAAAATTTAACATTATTTATTTCAATCCAGCTAATTTTTGCCATCTAGCTACCTGTGGATCGATTTCCATGATAGGAGCTTTGGTAGCAACACCAGCTGGTTTTGAAGCTGAACCTAATGATTCTTTAATTTGGGTTTTAGGAGTTGTCTTAATACCCTCGTTTAAAGTTTCAAATACAAGTTTAACTTCTTTTACACTTGACGCTCTGTCAAATGCTTCTAAAACTTTAACCTTTTGAGCTTCTTGTAAGTTTTTAGCTCTAAAGATTTTGTTTGTGTAAAGAAGTTTGGCGTTTAAAAGATTAACTTCATGTAATTCAGCTCTTAAAGATTCCATTTCTTTCATCATTTCATCATCTTCTTCTTCCAACTTTCCAGTTGTACCTGCAGGGATTGGAGTGTAGTCGATGGCTTTACCTAAAGCGTCGATGAGTTTCTTAACTGTTTCTTTACCGGCTGAGCCCATTTTGTCTACGATAGAGTCGATATCAACTACCTCATCTACCATTTCTTCTTTAGCTTCATCCATTTCTTCTTTTGCTTCCGTGATTTCTTCTTCTTCGTCTTCTACATCGATGTCGATATCTTCGTCTTCAACGTCTTCGTCTTCAACTTCGAATTCTTCACCAGCTTCTAACTCACCAGCTTCAATCATGTCCGCAATTACGTCTTCGATAAAAGATTTAAGGTCATCTTCTGACATTTCTTCAAGATCAATATCTTCATCTTCTTCATCGTCTTCCATGTCCTCTTTCTCATCTTCCATGCCGTCCTTGTAGCCTTCTTCCTCAGCGTCAGTTCTTGCATCTTCAGATAAATCTCCTTCGAGTTCAGCTAAGATTTCGTCTAAGTCCATTTCTTCGTCCATGTCTTCAGCTTCAGCTAGATCCTTACCGTACTTCATTTTTTCTGTACGCTTAGTTTCTTTACTTTCACCTCCGTCTTTACGATCATCGTCCTTGTACTTTTTCTTAGCTTCGGTCATTTCTTCGTCCGCTTCTTCTAATTCTTCCTGTTCCATTTCCTCAAGTTTAGCTGAAAGCATAGACTTAAGTCTTGGTTCGAAAGCTTCTTCTAAAGCGGCTTTTGCGTTAGCAATGGCAGTTTCTTTAAGTGCCTTTGCGTCAGCGATTGCTTCTTTAAGCAGATCTCTGTTTGCCATTTTACCTCAAAATTTAGTTTGTGGAGTACGTCTATTAGGAGACGTAATAAGAATTATTAAATAGTGAAATACTATATAGACATAGTATATTGCTCACATTACAATCATACATATATAGAGAGATATAAAAAACGCCCCCCTTTCGGAGAGCGTTTTTTGGTAGCGCTTCTGGCAACAGAAGTATATTAATCTAAATAGCAGGTACAAGTATTAGCACATAAGATTTCTCTTACGATATTATTTACTTTACCATAGTTTTGTTGTGAAGATAAATCTAAACCTTCTTTTACTAAATGCATATATGAACCTGGGTTAGAGGGTGTTGATACAAAATCCCAACATAGTAATTCGAAGTCGTCTTGTACTTCTAATACTTCACCCATTTGCTTAAGTGAACCCATACCACGTGATGAAACACCTACTTGAATACCACTATCAATAAGTGCTTTTAAGATGTTACCTGATGGAGTGGGTAAGATTTCGATTTTACCAACTACGTGATCTCCATCCCACCACATATCAGCGATGTTGTGTGATACGTTTTTAAGATTGATGATTGAAGATTCGGGGTGGTCTAATTCGCCTAATGCTCTTTTTTGTTTAACCGAATCCATATACTTATCGATCTCTCTTTCCCATAAGTCTTTAGCATAGTAACGACCGTTACCATTCTTAACTTCAGCAGTAGCTAAAATACCTTCTACCACGGGATTACCACGTTCAGAAAGTTTACCCTCTGTCAATGACACAGGGTTAGCTTTAAAGAGCTGAGTTTCAATAAGTACTTGTTTCATCTTAGTATTCGTAATCTTCAGTCTCGTCTACAACTTGTTTTGTGTAGCTTTTACCACACATTTTTTCATACATTTTACCGTACTTTTCTCTAGCTTTTTTAAGCTCTTTAATTTCACGGTTGATTTCTTTAATACGAGCGGGATTGATAAATTCAGCGATAGCATCGTTTTCAGCTACCATAGATAATTTACCTTCACGAGCAGTTACTTCTTCATCGATAGCGTTCATTTTAGCTTCTAAAGCAGCTACGTTACCTGCACTTTCGATTTCTTTAAGACGAGAAGATAAATCTTCTTTTTTAATTTTATCGTCTTTTTTCTTATCGTCTTCCATATCTTTCTCTAAATCTTCGATATGTGCAGCGTCGTCTTTTTCAGCATCACGCATACGATCCTCTTCTTCTTCGTTATTTTCTTCGTTTAACGAATAAGTAGGAATATTAATAGGTTGAACATTAATATAGCCTGAAAGGTTTTCGTTAAGTAAGTCTGTTAATTTAATCATGTCTTCTTTTAATTTAACTTCTTCCATTCCAGATGAAGCATATTTACCTTTTACTTCTTTTGGAGTACCTAAACCAGGCAACTCAGTTTGATAACCAATACCTTTAACACCAAATGCTTGGTTAGTAGTATAATAAGTAGAATCTTTAGCTAGGTTTTTAGCTACCATAGCTTTTAATTCATCTACTGTTTTCTTTTCGTTTTTAGGATCTTTCATTTCAGCGTAGTATCCTTCTAAAAACTCTTGACCGTATACATTATCTATATTTTTAGAGTCTTTGTAGTCGTAACCACGAGTTTCCATATCAACTACTTCTTTAGTAGGATTTTTTTCTACTGCTTTGGCTTCTTCATTTAAATAATTTTTCCAATTAGTAAATGGATTAGCTGATTTTTGAGTGACAACACCACCTACACCTTCACTAAGGATAGATTTTTGTTTTAAAATAGTAACAGTATCATTATATGAAGTAATGTTACTAATAAATTCAGGGAATAATCTGCGAGCAGATTTTAAGAACACATCTTTGTGTCCTTTTCCCTCTTTAAGTAGGTTGTATTGTTCTTGTAGAGTTTTCATGTTATTCCCCTTTTAGTAAATCTTCAATATCCTTAATATATTCAAGAACCAAATCTGTAGGATATACAACAGTGTATGATTCTGGTTTTTCTTTATAGTAATTTATGGTTTCATCCATAGCATTATCTAACATAGGATATAAATTATTTAAGCGAGCTTCAATTTCCTTGAAAGCACGAATACGTTTTTCTTGGAATTGGGCACGACCTGGGTCGGCTTCTTTTAATTTTAATTTATATCTATATTTATACATATTTACTTACCCCATAAATGTTTAACTTCTATACCTTTTGCTTGTTTATTTAATTTATCTTTATCAACAAGCTTGTATTTATATTGCTTTACGTAAGCATTATCTTTAACACCGTTTTCAGTAGCTTTAGGACCAAGACCTAGAGTAGCTCCAGGGTTAGCTTCTTTAACTTCTTTTTTTTTACCTTTAAAAGCCTTAGGAGTAGCGTATTGAGGACCTTCTCCAGCTTGAGCTGTAAAACTGTTACCACCACCCATAGCTGAAATTTCATTCATGTTTTTAACACGCTGATATTCGTCAAATTTATTATTGCGTAAATAAGTACGAAGTGAATTTCTTAGATTACGTACATCTTGACCCCAATCTTTAATGAATGGTTCAGCATTTGATTGTCTAGAAGCTTTTTCTACAGATTTAAATAACTGTTGAACTTGTTGGTATAACTGAAGATAATCAGCAGCATATTCAACATCCCATGAAATTGCACCTGTATTTGGGTCTATATCAGTAATGGTGGTTTTAATACCACCTTTAACTGTTACGTCTCCTACTTTAGATTCACTTTGTTGTTCCATTTGCTGCTTTTAATTCTTCGTAAAGTTCAAAGTATTGAAGAATATTTACAATATCTTCACTTGATACTTTAGCAGTTTTATCTAACTCAGTAATTAAGTTAGTAACTTCGTTAATTTTAATTTGAACAGCTTTATCAGTAACATTCTGGTTTAATTCAACTAAAGCAACTTTTACTTCGTTTACTTTAGTATTATAGAATTCTCTTAATACTGGAGTTGAATCTACTGAGTTGATATATTGTCTTAATACTTCTTTTTGTGAATCGTATAAATCAGTGTACTTACCATTAAAGTTTTCCATTAGGATACGGTAAGTTAACATACGAGTATCTTTATCGAATGATTGAAATTCTTGTAAGATATCTGCTTCAACTTTTTCTTCTTTAATTTCGTTAGAAGAAAGATGCTCTAGGATAGTCATCTTATTATTAACGATAAGATTAGTATCAACTAAAGCGTCTGAATTTTGGATTTCACTTAACATATAAAACGCAGCAAACGTCTTATAATGAGGTAACTTAGTTTTAAAGAATTCTTCTAAGTTATAATTTTTTCTAATTTCGTTAATTAAACTATACTTTTCTCTTTTTAAATTACCTCTATTTAACTTTTTAGAAGTTTCAAGTAATGATTGAATCATTACATTAGCTTTTCCTTCAGTTAAAGCAGTGTTTTTAGATAAAGCTTCGTATAATTTATACTCTTTAGATAATTCTGATTTGATAAAGTATTTTTTAATGATACCCAATGCTGGTGAGTTATCACCGTTCAATGTATCTGCTGTTACTTGGCGTACAAGTAATTCAAAAAGGATACCAGTATTTTTGTACTTTGAATGTTTAATATTCATTCCTCCTAGGATTTATTATAAATATATAAGGATTTATTACTCTTTGATTCTTGATTCGTCTAATAGCGATTCTTTGCGTTTTCCTAAAGATTCTAGTAAGGATTGATTTTTAGAATATTCAATTCTCGCAGATTCTCTAATACCTGGTTGATCGTCTGTTCTCATGGCTTTTTTACCTAAACGATCTCTTCCAAAAGCATTATCCTGAGTATTAATATTTGATGCTTTTTCTTCAGGTCTTCCTAATGGTTTTTTCTCATTGTAACCATCAGGTACATTACCTGGATCAGATTCCATTCTTCCTTTACCATATAATGAAGCTAAATCATGTGGTGTACCATATGAACGTCCTGTAGTAATTGGGTCGTTACCTTCAGTCTCAATTTGAGCTAAACGGAATCTACGTTTTTGATCTTGTACAATAAGATCTCTGTATTCTTCATATTGATCTTCACTAAAGTGGAATACATTTTCATAGATCCAGTCTGTTGGAACTAATTTATTTTCCATCATTTGAGCAGCTAAATCTACTTTTTCTTTCATTAACGCGATCTTTTCTTGATCGTAAATGATAGAAGGTGTAGTTAAATCTAGTTCAAAATTAGTCATTTGTTCATCTCTATACCCTTGAGCGTATAAGTGAACTAAAGCAATTTTGTATAATTCTGAAAGTAAGATACGTTGAATACGATCAATTGTACGACCAAATCGAATATCTTCGGCTGCTAATGTTGCTTTACCTTGAAGGTTTTCGTCGTAACCCATAAATGCTTTAGGCACTTTAAGAGCAGCAAATAGTTTTTCTCTTAAGTATTCAACGTCTTCGATACCAGCATAATCTAAACCTGGTGTAGTATCAATTTTAGTTGCTTGATCATTACCTCTAATTGGAATGTAAAAATCTTCAAGCAAGTTTTGCATATTATATTTCAAATTGTACTCACCAGATTGTTGATCCATATACGGAGTACGCTTAAGTGTTGAAATAGTTTTCTGCATGAAGTTTTCTACTTCGTTTGGTGGAATAGAACCAACATTGATGTAGAAAATACGTTTTTCTGGGGCGCGAACGATTCTATGAATTAACATAGCATCTTCCATTAATGCATATTGTTTGTATAATTTACGAGCAGGCTCAATATATGCTCTACCATATGGAAGATAGTTCATATCCGAAAGTAAACGGAAGTGGGCAATTTCGTAATTATCAAATGTAATTAAGTTTGAATTTTGTTGGTTAGGGGTATAATAATATCCTGAAGATGAACCACCATAGAAACCATCTGGGTTGTAATTAAATACTACTTTAGATGGGTTTTCGGGATCAAAATTTTCTTTCCTTTCAATGTGGTATGCTGAGTAAGGGATAACATTATATACACCAAATTTTTCTGAAATTTCTAGTTTTAAGAAAAAATCACCATACTTACACATTTGACGAGTCCAAGACCAAAGATTAAACTCAATGTTTAATACGTCGTAGAATAAGTTATATAAGATTTTTTGAATATCTTCGTCCGATGATTTAATCTGGAGTACCTCACCCATATCGTTTTTAAGACTACACTCATCAGCAATAATATCAAGAGCAGAAGCAATAATAGCATCTGTATCCATAATATCATAATCTGAGTATAATTGGGTTCTTAAATATTGATAGTTAAGGTTAAATTGTGATCCAAATAAAGAAGTAGAAGCAGGGTTTTGGTAAATACCCTTAAATCTATCCATTAAAGCATTAGTTTGGAATTCTCCAGAGGTTTGGATTTTATCTGTATCGACTACTTTAAGTTGATTACCACCAACGTTACGAATTACTACGTCGGAGGAGAATAATCTCTGTAATCTTCTAAATAAACTAGTATCAGCCATTGCAATGTTATTATTATAAATATTATCTAATTAGCCAACTAATATCTTCTTTTCCATCTCCATATGGATTATCCATTTGGTAAGGATTGTTAATTTTGTTGGGGTTATATCCCCCTTGCCAATTAACTCTATTTGTAGAAATATTAGATAAAGCTGCTTTACTCAAATCTAAGTGTTGTTGTCTAAATTTAAACGACGTATCACGCATGAACATACCAATCCCAAATGACATAATCAAGTCATCGTTGTATCCTTGTTGGGCTTCTGCGCGTCCATTTTTCCAAATGAATACTTTCATTTCTTCTAGTAATCTACTTGATTGGATTATTACACTTTGATCTGAAATATATTCTTGGAATTTACCTATAATCATAGGTCTTACTTTAGAGGACATTGTAAAGCCAGGAACCATTTTACTTGTATCCATATATTTGTCAAAATATGAATCCGAAAGCGTAGCATCACTTTTAGCTGAGTAGTATAGGTTGGTGTAACCTCTGTCGATAATGGTTTGTAACGTTGCCCAACCAATTGAAGCATTTTCTACTACAAGTAAGGCTTCATTATATTCAGTAGCAATGCCTACTAATAAGTGACCAAATTCTTTAGTACCAATTTGACCTTTGTATTCAGCAACTTGGGTATTGGTTTCAATATCAATAATATGGAATGCAGAATAGTCTTTACCATCTCCACGAGCAACATCAGCAACCACGAGGTAGGATCTTGAATAATCAGCGGGTTCCCAAATCCATAAGTTACCGTCTGCACCACGTTTTTCAAGTGGGTTTTTAATATAGGTTTTTTCATAAAATTCAATGTATTCACTATAGAATACAGTGTCACCTGAGGTACTAAAATCACAGTCACATTCTTGTGCTGCCATTCTAGGATCACCTAGTAATTCATCTTGTCGTTTTCTCCAAGCTTCATCTCGTTCAGGATGAACATACCAAGGTAATTTGATTGGTAAGAAATCACTTTCGCCATTTTCTGCTCTAACCCATGTTTGATGGAACCAGTTACCTGTACCATAAGGAGTAGATAAAGCAATACACCCACCACCAGTAGCAAGTGTTTGCTGAGCTGAGGCCCAAATTTCACCAATGTTTTCAATAAAGGCAGCCTCAT